GCGTCCTGATTGAAGTTAATTGTCTTAACAAGGTCAATTAGAGCATATTTTGCATCTCTAAAGTAGAATTTTGGTACAACAGTCGTTGTAAGAAGCAGTTTCTTACCACCAGGAGTCGGAACAGTAGCAGTTCTATTACCAAAATTCTGATCTGTTGATGTTACGGTGAATATACCAGGTTGATGTGTAGAAACAACATCACCATAATCAAGAATCTGAATACCTGCAGGACCAAGAACCCAAGGATTCATTGCTACGTTCTGGGTATTAAACGTATAACTGCTCTCAGAGGCGATATTTAAGGTATGTCCTGTCTCAACATCGTTAAGATTGAATGATCCTAATGCTGTCTTGTCCTTATCAATCTTATAAACAAATCCTTGTGCAATACTATTAGTACCAGTAACTAAAGCAGAAGTAAATGTATCATCATACTTAGCAGTAGGTGAGACAACTAGGTTATCAATCCATCCAATCCAGTTATTTGTTGCGTTAGGAGTTGAATTAGATCCAAGTGTTACATCTTTAAGGTTGATATCAACTGTTGTACTTGTAAGTACCTGTGCTTCAATACCATTGACATATATACGATACTTGTAATCACCAACACCTACACGTTCTTTAACTAAAGCAACGTGAATAAACTCCTCGTTATTAAAGATTGCTAGGTAGTTTGCAGCAGTAGAGAATGTTGTAGTACCAGTTATATCAATAAATGTCTTACCATAGTTGGGACTTGTCTGATCTGCATCAAGACCAGCTCTAACTGTATTACCTATATCATCAGTTACAGTGAAGAATTCTGGTTTTGTATTAGCAGCAGTATACTGAGTAGTTGAAAGTGCCCAAAATGCTTCTACAGTATAGCTTGTAGCAACATCTGATCCATAAAGCATCGTCATAGAATTAGATGCATCTAGTTTTACTGAAGAAGCACCATCATACTTCTTAGTATCATCAATTACAGCATTACCAGTTGCATACCACTGTTTGTTAGTTCCAGTAGCAAGAGTGTCATTATATGTGTCATCAGCAAGGTTATCAGCAGTATTCCAGTTAAATATCGCTAATTGATCTGCTTCTACTTTATTACCAACAACAATTGTGTCACCAGAACTGTCGTTAGATACAGCAATTGCTTTAAATCCAATACCATCAGTCTCAGTTGCAGTTGAAGCAGTAATTACTGTACCTGTATTCCAACCAATCTTAAGAGTAGTGGATTCAACTTGATTAAATGTTCTTTCTACAGAACAAGATACATCAACATTACCAAAGATATCAAACTCTACACCACCATTATGAACAGCATTATAGGTTCCAGTAGGAACAAATATTCTACTTTGCTCAGCTTCTGTAAAGTCACCATCATCAAACTTGGTGTATAAGACACCATAATCCTTACCATTAGTATCTTCTGCTGTAGCAGTTACATATACAGCACCATATTCATCAATGGTAAATGTTGGGTTCTTAAACTTATAACTGGCATTAGTGATCTTTTTAGACCATACAACCTCAATAGTTGCAGTATCATAATAAGTTTCACCAAGTATAATGTCAGATGTATTATCAGGTTCAGATATACCACAGAATAGGAAGGTATCCTTAGATTTCCACTTAATTTGATGTAAATGCTCACTAACTTCTGAAGAAGCAATCTTACGCTTCTCCATCATAGATCCATCAAGATCTAATAATGCAACCCACATATCATCTGGTTGCAATGAGTTAGCATCGGTATAACCACCGATCATCGTTCTACCGTCTTGATCTAATGAAATGGTAGTTGCATAATCTCTTCTTGTAGCACCAGAGATACCAGCAATATCACGTTGCCACTGAAGAATACCATCAGGGTTATTATTACCATCAAATCCTGAAGTATACTTAGCAACAATAATATCTGGGTTATGAGTAATATTTGTGATGTTAGTAACTGTCTCACCAATTACGTAGATATTGTGAGGATTACTATTCTCAACATATAAAGACTTCCATCTTAATGATTTTGGACCAGCAGGTACTGTAGGTACTAGAGTTCTCTGCCAAAGTAAGCGACCATCACTATTAAACTTAGCAAGAATACCACAAGTATCACCATCAGTAAGATTTCTTTCAGCTGCAACGTAGATCGTACGATCTTCAGCAACTTTAACGTCATTTATAGAAACAGTACCAGTTGCTTCTTTCAAGAATGATAAGAAGTAATTTGCCTTCTTATATCTCTGTGGATGTGATACACGAATCTTAGGTGGGTTAGTTACGTCATATCCAGAACCAGAGTTGATTATATTTGCTTTCTTAACGGCACCTGCCTCAGTTCTGTCTAAAGTTAACTTGAAATCTTGTCCAGTTGTTGAAATGAGTTCATATGATGGGGGTAGTTCTGATGAATAACCAATACCTTCCTGAGTAATGTTTAATTGCTCAACACCAGCAATAACCTTAACTTTAAGAGTTTTATTAGTGTCATCAAGAACAGGGGTACTCTTAACGATAATTTCATCATTAACACGTAATTCGTGTTCTTCAGCAGTTGTAATCTGTCCGTAAGGTACGTCATTAGTCATATAAGACGAATAACCTGCTATATCAAGACCTTTAACTGAATTAACCTTAGCAGATGCACCAAATCCTTGTGTGTCTGTATTATCAAAATATAGTTTGTCACCAACCTTATAAGAGATACCTGGATTCTCAACAACAAATCCGTCAACCTGAGCATCCTCAAACTTGGTAGTAGTCTCAATATCAATATCCACCTCAGATCTTGTAGAGACTCTAGGGTAGTAATCAAATAATTGTAATACGGGTTCTTCAGCAATATTGATTGGTGTAGTATCTTCAAGATTATTGATTACACCATCTCTATTAGTATCTTCAATTTCAAAGATAAGTTCCTCACCAAGTTCAGTTACAAGGATATCAGTGTCTTGGTTTGGTTGACGTTCAATGTCAATATCAACATCTTCGTAAGGATCACGGAAACGAACAACATCATCAGGAATATTTGTCTGTACAGCATCCTGACTGTAGTTCCACTCATCTGCCTTAGAATATAACTGAGGACCAGCAATATATGGGAATACTGGATTACCTGCATCAGATGCGTCAATTGAGATAAAGTATGCGTATACACCTTCAGGGAATTGAGGTGTCTTACAGAAACGACCATTATACTGGTCTAGATCACCATATTGGAAAGTATACTCAAAATCTTCAATAAATGAACCTGCAGGATAGTCACTTAGTAAAGGACCATCTGAACGAACTGGATTAGGGTTGGTTGCTTGGTCATATATGAGTATTGGCTTGATACGGTAAGAAGATCTAATACGACGTATACCAGAAGACTGGTCAGTAGCATCTATGTAACCATAAGGACCATAAATGGGGTTACCATCAAATGCCCATCCGAGGATTGGTGAGTGTTGCCATCCTGTAGATAATTCTTGTAATTGTTGTGTTGCTTGGTTCTTAAAGACATTATCACCCAAAACATAACGCAACTGCTTAGGATCTGATAAATGTGCGTATTCACCACCATATTGAGTGTTATATCCTGCAAATACGTAACCACGTGCTGTATCGAAAGATTGACCTAACTCATCTTGTAGGTTTCTTGTCCACTCAAATACATTAGCGGTAAACTCTGCCATTTCACCAACTGCTTCTAACCTTACAGTTGTTAGACCAGTAGTATATCCAATACCTCTGTTAATAACAGAAACACCAATAACCTTACCTCTATCCTCTCCAACAGTACCAATAGTTGCTTTTGCAACAGCACCATAACCATCACCATTGATTACAATCTCAGGAGCAGTGGTATATCCCTTACCTGCAGCAATGATAGCAATAGAAACTATACGACCGTTAATAATGATTGGTTGTGCAACAGCACCTTCACCAGAATTCAGTTTGATATTAGGTGAAGAAGTATAAGCAGATCCTGCAGTATCTACCCTTACAGATTGAATTGCACCTCTTACAGCAGCAGTTGCGGTAGCACCACTACCATTTCCACCTGAAATAGACACATCAGGTTGTGAGGTGTATCCTTGACCTGGGTTTTCAACCAGAACCTTAGAAACTATACCGTTAGTAATAACAGCGGTAGCAGTAGCACCGAATCCACCACCACCCACGATAGAAACAAGAGGACTAGAAGTATAACCACTACCTCCCGCAGATACATCAATTTCACTTAATTGTCCGTTAACAACAACACTTGCGGTAGCACCTGTACCGCCACCACCTGTAATTTCAATAAGAGGAGGGTTAGCAGCGTCATATCCTTGACCAACATTAACAATATTAATTCCAGTTACACCACCATACTTAATTCTACTCTCTGACTTATAAGACCAAGCAGATACACCATTAACCCACGCACCAATAGGACCAAAGTTAGTATCTTCCCGTTTAGAGATCGTATTGATAACTCTAGGAATACGGATCAGTTTACGCTGGTTACCTGGAAGTAGTGCAGATCCTACAAAAGGACCAACTTCATAGTTTGGTATACCAGATGATGCAATATATGAATACTGATTATTAAAGAACGTATTCTGTACGTTTGTAGTAAAATCTCTAATTGCAATGCTAATTCCTTCTTCTGGAGACTTACCTTTATTCAAGTCAACAGATAAGAGGATATTACCTTGAGGTGAAGAATCTGCAGGTGCAGGAATATTATACTCAAAGATAAAATCACTAATACGTGATGTTACTAGGAACGTACCGTTGAACACAGTTGGGTTTGCACCGTAGATAGTAACAGTGTCACCAACAAGAAGACCGTGCTTATTAGAGCAAGTTACGGTTGCAGTCTGATTATTAAGACCACCAGGTACAACACCATCAACATTAATCAGTTTCTTGACGTTATATAACCAAGAAGTGATACGTTGATCCACAGAAGTAGATCCAAGAGATGCAACGTTTAATTTGTCACCAGGTAAGTAGTATGAACCAGTATCTGTCAATACGGTGGATTTTGCGTCTGCAATACCCAAAACACGCATTTTGATCTCAGTAGGAAGACCACGATCGACATATACAAATATTTGTGAATGAATTATAGTACCTGCATCCCAATCTTCTACAACACCGTTCTCAGAACGTGTACATTCAATGAACTGGTTAAGAGTCTTCTCCTTGTACTGAACCTCCTCATCGTCATTAATAAGGATTGTACCGTTTCTTTCAGGCCAACCAATAGTAGAGTCAACAGTAATAATGGATTCTGTAGTACTAAGTTCCTCAACCAATGTGGTTTTATAAGGAATTGTAAATGAACCTTGTAGAGTTTCCTCAGATATAGCAAGTTCATATACAGTTCCTACACCAGTATTGATAGCAATAACGTTCTCAATCAGTGCAGATGCACCTTTAACGTTGATATCTACCTGATCTGAGTACTGAATTAGCTGTGCATCTAGTAAATTTGTAGGATCTCCAGTTATAAGTTCCGCACGGAGAACTGTATCTACGTTCCAAGATGCAGCAGATGGCTTAATAACCTCATCTTTTGGATAAGATACGTCCACATTCTCTGAGAACAGCATCTTAAAGAGGTACTGTGTAGAGATCTTTGTACCTTTAGATGCGTAGAAATCACTAATAGTTTTGATAATCTGCGGAGCATTTACCTTTTCATAGTCAATTTCCGCATTAGGAAGGTACTGGTTTACGTATCTTCTGTATAATTCCTTAGCAAAGAGTGTATCTAGGTTAGAAATAGTAGATCCAACCTCGTGAGAAGATTGAACTGTATCCGCTTCCTTAGAGTAAACTTGATTACCTTTCTGATCAAATGAACTTACAGATGAAACACCACGCTTACAATTAACAAAAGCAGATGGTTGATATCCAGATCCACCATTATGGATGGTAAATCCAGTAATTTCACCAAAACCAACGTCACAAGATGCTTCTGGAGCAGGAGGAGCAGCAATAAAGACTTTAGGTGGTTCTGTATCAGAATATCCAGATCCAAAACTGGTTATATTGATATCAGTGATCTCACCATTGAAGATGGTTGCAACAGCAGTAGCACCAGTTCCACCAATAGGTTGATCAGCAATATCCTTCCTATTATCAACAATATACACAGATGGAGCATCAGTGTAACCTGCTCCACCAGTTAATAGTTCAATATTAGTTACTCTACCACCAGTTACACTTACATCGAGGATTTGAGCACCTACAGGATCGATAATCTTTGCCCTAGGTGTTGTTACATATCCTTGTCCACCTGATACAACAGTAATTCCATTAACACGTCCATATTCATCAATAGTAGCAACAACATTAGCTGTAATAGCATTATCACCAGTTGGAGGATCCAAATAGACTAATGGAGGTGTAGTGTAACCAGAACCAGAAGTAACAACACTTATAGACCCTTCTTGGATAGATCCTGTGTGAAGTGTTGGTTGACTAATGGTTGCACCACCAGGATTAACAAAACTGATAGATGGAATCTTATCGTAACCACTTCCAGAACTGTCTACAATGAGTTCTGAGACCCCTTCGATAGTATCACTAACAATTGCCCTAATTTGAGCAGTCTTGCCTTCAGGATCCACTGGAGGGTCAACTACAACGATTGGAGGGTTATTTGCAGAGTAACCTTGTCCTGAAAATAGTAATCTAGTGTCTTTAATACCATTTACTAATGCTTCAGCAGTAGCATTAGCTCCTGGACCTTTGGTAGACGCAATAGTAATCTTTGGAGCAAAACTTAAACGATATCCACTACCACCAGTCTTAACAATGACCTTATCTACAACACCTTGCTCAATATCCGCAATAGCACTAGCACCAGCACCAAATTCAGGTGCTATCATCTCAATAGATCTAATATTAATCTGAGATCCTTGTGCAACGTCATTCTTAAAGATTAACTTATCTTCAAAGATAGTAAAATCTTCATAAGGACGCTTTTCTACTCTGTTTACAACAACTATTGATGAAACAGTTGATAATGGGGTATATGAAACGTTATTGTTAGTTAAATTAAATTCTTTAGCATCTACAGTAACACTAATAGTGTCTATAGAACGTACTGGAATGCTTGTGTAACCAATAAGGTACCGAATAGTATTAATTGCACCTGTAAGTGCTCCTGTAGGGGGAGCAGGGGGTGTCTCCAGACGTATCTTATCACCTTCGATAAAATAGTCGATATTTGGGAATAAAAACTCGTTATTTACAACAACTAAGAGATGATCAGCAGTTTGAGGTGAAACTGGCTTACCTAAGAGTCTAAGATCAAATAAAGTTTGACTATTATCAAATTGTGAAGATATTGGTTCAAATTCTTGTATTTTACGATCAAATTCTGCCTTATTAACACCAGGAGTGAATACAATGTCGGGAGAATGAGTAACAGACTCGTAATAAATTACCTCATTATCAATTTGTACCGTACCATCTTTCTCTAAGAAATAATTAACGTTCTCAGCAACAATATCCTTTTGAGTAGGATCAACCTTCTCCAACACAGCAGATTGTGAAGATAGGAAATTAGGATCAAACTCTCCAGAACCAATATCAGTATATCTTAAGATATTATTCAGTATGTCATACGGACGACCTGATTTCTCTTGAGATCTGTAGTATTCTGAAAGAAGATTGACAAATTGTTCGTTATCTTCTCGGATGAATGCAGGTATCTGGTCCTGCACCCTATTTGAGACGGTAATAGCCTTCATCTGCTGTTATTATGCTATTTTATTGTCTTAGAAACAAGAATTAAATTCTGGAATCTCAAAGACGGTAGTTGGGTAATCAATAATATTTATTGAGGTTCCATCGAAGTTAATAGCGTTGAAATCGAACGGATCGAAGGTTGGAACGTTAGTTCCATCAATTGTGTAGTCGATGGTTTGTACAGTTGGGTTAAAGATCGTAGGATCTAGACCTGTACCAATGTTAATATTGCCAGAAGCAGGGATAACTGTAACAGGAACCCTGTTAGTACCATCAGGGGTACTTGCAATGTCAACAGGTCCAACACAGACCTGTCCACTCTTATAATCAACGGTTCCTACATTCTTTTTAAGAGTAACTTCAGCCTCATCGACTTTAGTTACCATAATTAGATTTCCGTAACCGTCATCTCTTATATTTACAGGTAATAGTGCTGTAGTATCATTCGTAAGTAAACTTGTTGATGATATTTGATTAGCATTAGCACCACCCTGTATACTTAAAAGTCCCTCCGTATATCCTGTGGAATAGAAGGTACCTGTTTTCACTGAGGAATATTTTGGTATACAAGTCCCATCTCCAGCACCATCGGTGCCTTTTGCTCCACCTGAAAGGTCATTGGGATTTGCGATTTCATTATTAAAGTCAATACACTGTGTAAATGTTTGACCAAAATTGAAGTTCTCGATGTTCATACCCAAAGACATATGGGTAATGTTGCCACTGATCGAAGGATCAGAGGAATCTATCATCGATTGATAAGCACTGAGGTCAATGCGACCATTGAATCTAGTAGATTCTGCTTGAGAATTGTATTGATCGACAGCTCCCAGAACTTTAGACGCAACTTCATTATTTGAGAGTGTAGTTTTATTACCGTCAAAGAACGCCCAAGTTTTTGGTCTAATGTATAAGGTAATTGGATCGACAATAACAGGTTCGATTGCTGCAATCGAGTATTTAAGCAGATTATTCTTGATTCTTTTTTTGGTTGTTGTATTAAGTAGGGCACCTGATTTAGTTCTAATGGATATGTAAACTTTTCCGTAAATTGGTGGTGATAAACGTTCTCCACCGTAAGCAGTAACGGATTTTGCTTGTGGGTATACCTTTTTGGTAATAAATTCGTAATCAGATTCAGTTACTGCTCTGTTCTGACTGTTAAACGCCCTAGGAGCGTTAAATTTAATACTTAGGGTAGTTTCTACGTCTTCACCATCTTGAGCACCATCTATGGTCACAAGAGAGATATTAGACGAAGATACGAGACGACTTTCTGAGTCTATCACACGACCGATGAAACTAAATTGCTTACATCCGTTAGCAGCAGTTCCTTCAGTACGTACATACTTTAATTTAATGACTTCACCTGCAATTAATTGACGACAGATAACTCCATCACCAAAAACCACGTTATAACGTTGATCATCGGTCTCCTCAAGGAAATATCCACGAGTAGTACCATCAACATCAACAATATTCTGAACCAAATTATATGTATCAATCTCTTCAGACTGTGCGTTGGGTGAAATTGAAACAGATAAAAGATCTGTATCCACCTGATCAGAAGGAATTAAGTAATCTCGCTTCTTAACATCATCAACAACGTACTGATACGTTAAAGTATTACCTTGATTGATAACTACCTTGCTAAAAGTAGCAATTCCAGTGGATTGATCAACTGTTGCCTGTAAAGCTGATGGTAAAGTAAATGTATATCCTTGTCCACTTACAGCAGATACAAAAACATCACCAGCTTGTAACGTTACTGTACCAGGATAGGTTGTACCAGATCCAACAGTTTCTGTTTGTACAGCAAATCGCACACAAGCTTTTGGTGCTTTAACTGATCTAGGTGTGTAATTTAATTGCTTTGCAATCTTTACAACATTATCTCTAATAGTTGCAGACTCAAGAAACGCCTCATTCATTGCCATATTAGCGTTGAATGCAGCGTAGTATGTGTTATATGATAAAACGTCAAGCAAATATGATGCAGCAGATCCGTCAAAATCATAATCTGTGAACTCATCTCTAGTTCTCAGGTATGATCTAATAGATTCACGTATCTCTGAAAAGTCTAAAGACGTTAAATTTGATGGTATTGCTGCCATTATGTTCTCTCCAACAAGAAGTCTACAGTTTGGGTAAGAGTTTCACCGATAATAGTGTAATCAACCTCAACTTCAAGATTATTGGTATCATCTACCTCTAACCTAACTTCATTAATAACAACACGTGGTTCAAATCGTGCTACTACGTTTAAGATCTCTTCTTTCAATTCCTCAGACATAAAGACATCGAAATTTTCGAAAAGCATCTGACGTAACCTTGATCCTTTAGTTGGTTGGAAAGGTCTCTCTCCAAACCCAGTCAGGACAAGGTTTTTGATGGACTGCTTAATGGCGTTCTCATTCTTAACCACAGAAAAATCCTCAGTATTGGGGTTGTTTTTCATCCCTATACTGAGGTCACGGAACTGTCTTGAAAGGTTCCTTTCTGCTTTAAACCGATACGCCATATGGCGGTATTATTGTCTTAATAAGTCTATTTAGTCACTTTCCTTGTCCTCGGTACTTCTTCTTCGCTTTATTGCGTGAAGATGCACTGTATTTTGTATGCATACTAGACCCTTGACGAGTCTTTTTGGGTCTTGGTTCAACTATGGTCGAAGAACCCCAAGCACCTGATTTGGTTTTTACTGCCATAATGCGTTTGCTGTTTCTATGATGCTAACACATTTGGACTACCAAATGCAACCACTGATGAACAAGGCCAACTTTTACCTGGTTTTCCATAACCAAGAGGATCCATAATACGTCCTATTGGGATCTTGAATGCTAGAACTTGCTTTGTAGTAGCATAAAGGAGTCTCCAGTGTCCTTTACCCATCATATCCTCAGTTGTAATAAGACTGCAAACAGTTGGTGTAGGAACAATACAAGTTGCTTTACCACAGGGACAAAGATAATTGATAATATTGGTTGTTGGCGATAAATGTGGTATAAATTGATCACCAAAGATCATAATTGGTAAACCATTTACTAGAACCGTTGCCCTCATTGGGTTTAAAGCAGTAAGTGGGACTAGTGGCATAGGAGGCCACATACAAGTCTTCTCCTTAACAACAATAGGCAGTTGAATCGGTGGAGTACCGCAAGACTGTGTACTATGTATTGTTGAAGGAATAGGCACACCGTGCCCTGAACAGGGTAGTCCATTATGGTGTGCAACTGGTCGTAAGAGTCCTAATGCCATTATTGATCTTGGTTAGTTAAATCACATTCATCGAAATATGGGTTACCCCATCTCTTAATTGAATCTTCTAATAGGTTTGTTGCTCCAGGTAAGTAGTTTGCCCAGTGCATCTTGCCATTCCACGGTCCTATTTCTATGTATGGATTGTCTTCTGTAGTTTTACCTGTATCAAATGCTACTGTAGAGTGCACAATGTTCTGTAGTGCAGCACATTGACCATATTCATTAAGGTTGCTGCTCTGTACCCACGTGGAGGGGTTAGAGAAAGGTTGCCCTGTACAGATATCATCACTTGCCAAACCATTACCATTGGCATCATATCCACTATATACGTCCAAAACACCATCAGCAACAAAGTTATGCCAACAAAGATCTGGGAATTTGTTATTGGTACAGCTATCTAACTGGATAGTATTGTATGTATGATTGTATGTTTGACCATTCATAGTATCATAGATGCTTATAGAACCACTTCCATACGCCGTATAGTTGTCAGGACCAACCCAAGTAGCGAGTTTCTCGAGCTCTGTTCCATAGAAATCGAATGTAGTTTCATCACCAGCACTAGGAACGAACGTATAATTACCACCACCTGAACTAAAACACCGTCCTTTTACCGTAGAACCACGTGTACAAGAGTGAGATTTATCATTTGGACCAGCAGGGCGTGGTCTAGTGTAAGAAGGTTTGGGTAAAGACTCCAACCAATCTAAGAATCTCTGGTTAATTACCTCACCTTTTTGAGAAACATCACCTTCACACCACATTGATACACGTACTTGAGCGAATTCTTCCTTACTTCCGCAGTATTTGTAAGGTAGATACCCATAAGTCTTCTCATCACCGTACTGATCATACGAAACATATGGACAAGGTATGTCAAAGAAACGCCTAACTTGATAAAAATTGGTCTGAAATGTCTCTAAACACTCTCCTCCAAACATTCCAGGCATTCCAGCAGCCATTTTACTCTCAACATACGCTGAATCTTCTACAGAATGTGATACAGCATCAGAAATAAACGCATCATTTTGTCCCCAAGTAGCATCAGCATTCAAAATTTGACTTGAATATTGTTCAGGATCCATATATGTGCTTAAATTTGTCCAATCTTTACCTACACCTGGGTTTAAACACGCAACAGGTATCTGATCACAGAATTTTACCTTCTCATCAGCATTATAATCAGTCGCTTTAATATACCCAGACACATACTCTGTCTGAATTGGTGCATTAAAACCCTTAAATGACTCTTTAGCATACCCTAATCCTTCACCCCAAGCGTCATTTGCTTCTTTATTTGGTATATTTTCACCTTCAGTATCAGATTCTAGTGATCTAGAGAGCTGATCTTCAATACCTTTAGCACCTTCACCCACATATGTGTCTGAACGAATCTTTTTATCACGTTGTGCTACAGATATTTGTACTTCTTCGCCAGGCTGATAACCAGCACCTGGGTCAAGAATGGTTACTGTCTTGACACAACCTAGTGCATCAATGGTAACTGTGGCTTCTGCTTGCTTAATAGTACCAGTATAACCAGCTTCAGTGATGTATTTTTGGTTTTTTACGTTACCTGCAACGTTTGCAGCGTCATAACCTGCCATTTCAAAGTCATCATTAGTCTCATAACTGATTGCAATTTCTCCAGATACGTTATCTTCAAAGGTTTCTGGTATATGAGACGCAGTATCTGAGTATCCTTCTTGTCTTGCAAGGTCAGGAATAGAAATAACCACCTGTGGATCTGTATAATCTCTACCACCATTGATAATTTCAATAGATCCTATCTGTCCTGCATCATTAACTGTTGCTTCTAATATAGCCTCATCAAAGTCTCTTTTAGGTATCTTTGCTTCATTGTCAATCTCTACCTTATAATATGACAATTTCTTTGGAAATTCATATACTCCAAAGAATGCTGCTTTGTCTTTTATTCCATATCCAGCTAAAATTGAAGCAACTGCACCATTTGCAGAGTTGTATGTTTGCTGATATTGGAATTCATTACCCTTTGCACCTGCTATAGTCTGTAATCTCATATATCCACATCTCAATTCATCACCAAAATACCTTACACTTTGGATCAACCACCCATTTATAGTCTCACCAATCGTATAGAACCCCTCTTCGTTCGTATATCTGAAGAATACCATCAAATCATCGGTTCCTACAGCCCAAAATGACTCTTGAAGACCACTTCCAGCTGGTGCATCGACTGCAATATGTGTTTTTTGGGTCACCCACGCATCTTGACGCATCTCATAGTAATAAGAGTGGTAAGTTGTATGCGGGTCGTGAGGACAGTCAGCAGTAGACGGATTACAAGGTGCATCAGTAGTGATCAAATTGATGCCATATATGGGTCCAGAGAAGGGAAATACGGTATCATACAAATAATACACGAATTGACCCTCAAAAGCGTCGTGAAAACCCAAAAATCGGGGTAAAGCTGCCTTTACAGCACCATTTTTGCCATAATACCACTCAAAATTGCCTTTTTCATCGATTAATTCGGCATTATCGGGGTTTCCCCAACCTAAAGTGCTTGCAGGGGGTGATTGTTCGTTATAATCTTCCTCTCCATAGCCTCCATCTTCATCCCATTCGTACCAAGTTGACCTAGAAACCTCTCCAGTATTGATAGGTTTGCCTGATTCAACAACCTGCTTTTTCTTACGTGGTGCATTTCTAGAGAACACATACCCTAATATGCCTTGATACTTGTAATCCTGATCTAGTGGTAACTTACAGTTAGGGACACCAGGAATGTCCATTTCTAGGTTATACTCATTTGCTGGGTCTGTGGTATAGAAGTCATCAGGGTTATCTAACCTCTTATAATGATACAGAGGTATTAGTGACTCATTAGGATGTGTTACACCTGCAGAAACAGCAGCAGCTGATGAAGTCCAAATGTATCCTAGACTAGCAACTGAGTTACCTGGGTCATTAAGTATACTTGTAGTAAGAGAAGCATTACAATCACTACCGTCTCCATCCTTAAAGCATATCTTAGTATTACCATCTTGTAAGGTAAACCCTGCAGCATTACCATTAGTAATAGTACAGTTGTATGTTTGACCACCTGTAATCGTAGCAGTCTGTGGAACTGCAGTACCAGTCCTTCCACTTTGAGTAAATGATATATTCAGACTAGGAATTGCATATGTTCCTAATGCAGTACCAGCAGTACTAGGATTATCGTTCCAACTAAAGTCAAATGTAATCGTAGCGGTACCTGATCCTGTACAGACTAGATTACCACTTGCATCAAATGTTGCTGCTACTGTACTAGCACCACTAACTGTGGAGAAGTAACTATTAAAATTTACAGGGTCATATAATAAGAATAACTCTGAATTACCACTATGACTTGACTCTGAAAGATAAAAAACCTCCCTCTTATTCCTAGGTTCTGCATTATAACGTCTAGGATTAAAAGGAACGCTATCAGGTAGTTCTTTTAAGTAATGCCAAGTATGATCTACTCTCCTACAAGAGAACCATCTCCATATAGGTCTTCTTTCCGCATCGCAGTTAGCAACGCAAGTCTCAACCTGTGTTCCGATATAATAAACTTCATCCTTTCCAAACTCATAAGATCCAGGACCACTTCCTTCCACCTTAATCTGATACCCACCAGGACCGAACTGGGCAAATGCTTGATGATCTTCAGTTGTATATGAACGGGAGTATTCGTGTGAATCTACGGGATTCTGGTAACTACGTCCTGTCTCTATCAGGTAAGCTGGCATTTAGGTAATGTACCTCCAACTTATTTAGTCGGTCATATAGATCGTCAAATACCTCTTTTAGATTAGAATACTTGTCCTGACCAGGTATCTTATACTGTATCATCTCTGCTCCACGCTTTAAAAACGCTTCGTGAGACTGTGATTTACTGGCAAGAGTCTTGATGGATTCAGCAATCCTCTCAAACCTCCATTCCAACTCGTGCTCATACGTTTCAAATTCAGGGATTTCCATAATTAACTTAATAGTGCTAAATCTGAGAAATCACGCTTGATACGTGGTTTCTTCAGTCTTTCTTGTTCTTCCTTAAACCATAGGTCTGCTTTACCGTCCCAATAAGTATCATTGAATTCACGGTTAATACGGTTAAGAGGTTTTCCTCTAGCCCGTAAGCATTTGGATATACTATTATAACCTACTCCAACTTCTTCTCGGATCTCTTTCCACTTCTTTCCTTCATCGTACATCTTATAGATCATATCACGTTTATCATCAGCAAGTCTAGGTGCACCAGGTAATCTACCTTCTGCTCTTGCCTTTGCTTGACCTCTTTTAACACTTTCAGACCAAGCTTTGTCTCTTAATGAATATCTCAAACCGTGTACCCACTTATGATGTGGGACGCATACTGTAATCTGGTTATGAGGGTGGTTATCAATCCAGTCCCTGTCTATAATAGAACCTTCATACTCTTTACCGATCATATCATCGGCTAGTTTCGAATTTCTTTGTATAATATGGTGATGATGTAGGTTCTCAGTGGTGCCACAGATGACACAACGATCCATTTGCATTTTTAAAAATAGTTTAAGTTTATTACAATACGTCTTTCGTCAGTTGAAGTTGTTCCGCAATGCATCATAGACTCAGGAAATGTTACTAACCTGTTCCCTACTGATTCAATTTTCGAACCATCTTCAAATAAGGAAAAACCATCGTTATCATTTATATAGTAGATTGAGGTCTTTGATTCCCCTTTTTTATCATCGTTTATATCATTGTGCATTTCAAACTCACGGACAGTATCCGCAACTGGAGTCATATTCGCCTTCACTCGTATAATTGCCCTCGGTTTAATCTTGTTTATTAATCCTAGTATAAGGTCGTACTCAGGGGTCATAGGAACCCCATTAGAGTACATTAAGTTAAACATATGCCAGTTGTACTTCTCCTTGGCTATTAAGTCAGGATCTATCATCTGAGCAATATGATTTGTCTTTCGCCCATAGTACCACGGGAACGTATCAGATTCCATAGCAGTCCTTAGATGTTCATATTCATACAGATCTAAGAATCTATCAATAATTTCCATAATGTTGCGTCGCTCGGCGGGGGAGGGGTTATAAAGGGTTTACTACTCTAAGAAATCGTCACCAGCTTCCAATTTTGCTCTTATACTTCTCCAAGTCTTTTGTACCCTTTCAAGGGGTTTGCCACCACAGACCTCAGCCTTGTATAACAAACACCATTTGCCAGAGTTGCATATTAACTGACGTTCTTCCTTAGTGAACGTAGCAGTCCATTCAGTCTGCGGTTCCGACTGCTTGCTCATTATAATAGGGTTGTGTGTGTTCGAGTTTTTTGAGAATGCTGTTGCAAGTCTCGTATGCTGCGTGTTTAAAAGGACCAACGTGGTTCATCTGATAATACCTAACAGCATCATAACACAATTTTTCCTCTTGTAAAGTAAAATCATTTAGCGAGTTACTCATTAGAAGTCTTCTCCAGAAGAATAGTTTCATTATCTACACTATATTCTACCTCATCGCCTGCCATTAAGTCAGCCTCTGCGAATATTTCATCAGGTAGAATAACATACAGTTCCCCTGTATGGTCATCCTCAAGGATTTTTGTTGTGAACCTATGCATCTTTTCTTATTACATACAGTGTCTTCGGTATATAGGATTGAACAGACTCTATCTTTGAGACATCAAATGCTAGATGATGTAATAAGTAACCTTCTCCTAGGTATACAGCACAGTGATTGAGACGTTTATCCAATCTCATCACCAATATATCAAATTTCTGCAGATCGTCTATATCAAATACTTCTCCCATCTCTGATGTTTTCAGTACAGACCACCCTTCTGCCTCCCACAGGTCTTTGAGGAACTCTTTGGCGGTGAAACTGTAGTCTTCTTTGCAGGTGTGGTAGCCAATGTCCTTCCCCATATCATAAAGAAGGGTGAAGCAACCTCCACCCTTAGTCTTAGACCATTCTCTACCTAGGTAGTGGTAGTATTGGTCTTCTAATTTCTTGCGAACCTTTTTGGTCATTTTTTTCCTGCGGAATTTTTTATATATCTAGGTACCATTTATTGCGATTTCAATAATATACTCGTCCCTATACTTTTGTAGGTTACACTTTATCAAAAAAATTAATATAAGCAAAATGTTAATTAGTGAGTGCAATCGTAATTAATTCTTATCACATAGTGGTGCTAATTGCAAGTGAATTGTTAACACTTTGCAACGCTACGGGTTTGTGTTAATTAGTGTAGACAATCGTCCTCACTAAGTGTTAGATAGTGATGCTACAAGTTGTTAATACTTTCCTCCTCATATTGCACGTCATAACATAACCCTTCCGCAATGAAATAATCGCATAGTTGTTGATACTGAAGCAACTGCTCATTTAGTCCACAATCTATTAAGAACTGTGCCAGGTCTATTTGTTCATCAGGGGGTAAATTACCCTCGTCTAATAGATCCAAATAGATCGCATATTTACTGGGAATGTGTATAGTCAAGATCCAAATCTCCAAATGAACTATCACTAACCTCGACCAGATTAGCGTCTTGATTGTCACTATCATCAAGCATATATTTCACCCATTCTTTACTATTAGTGGGTTTAATTTGGTTGTCCATTTGTGTTAGTTTCCTGGAATGATTGTGAGTTGGATTGTTTATAATCAAGCGTCTTATTACGCTTTGATTTGTTTCTCTTTTCTCTCAAACTTTTTGGTCTATTTGATACATACGTGTCGTTACGTTTGTAAGTCCTTCCCATTGGAAATTAGAGCGAATTTGTGTTAATTAGTGTTCATACAGTTAGTATAAACGAATTGTGGAAAAATGTCAAGCATTTGTGACACAAATATGTGTGTCCTCTATGTGTTGACAACTGTTCCGTTCTTATATATACTCCTAACTCTGCTATTCCTCGTGGGGTTTATAACATTTAAGAGAATCAATATAAAACACTAAAGTATGTTTATTTAACCATTTATTTAATCCACAAAATATTACTTAGTTGTGGAAATCCTGTGGAAAAGTATCACTAACTCATACCCATTTTAAGTTATTACTATTGTCGTTTAATTTGTCTTTGTCAATGTGAATAACGTTCTGCAAATTAGTTCCGCCTGGATGATAAGCAAGAGCACATAATCGTGCACAACGTCTAACAACTGTCTTACCATTTTGTCTTAAAGTAACACGTCTATATCCATTTTCGTTTAAATGTATCTTTAATTTCTTCCATTTTCCCCACTTAGTTGAATATATCTGTCCTTCGTTAGATACAAAATAGTCCTCGTAATTAGGGATAGGTTTGTATAAAATACCAGCATCATCTTGATAGGTATCGTTATCAATTTTTTTAAAGGGATTCATAGCGTTAAATGATAATTAAGGGGTCAAAGTCCAATGTTAAATGTTAATGAGATTCTATTACCTTCGTTGTTTTGTTGATACCCTCGCACCATATTTGATGGATATAAACATAAACAACCCTCTGTAATTGGTACTGTTCCATCTAACATATTGAAAGGGGTAATTTGTGTTTGATTGTATTGAATAACTGGGTAATGAGTTGATGTTACATTGCGTTTAAATTGTAATGGTGAATGTAAATTAACGTCCCAATTTACAAAATAAGTTGCACTATAAAGGCAATTACTTTGCTCGTGTGGTGCATACATTCCTCCTTTATTTGTCAATTCTAAAGTATCATCAATTATATTAGGATTGTCTCCTAAGTCATAACATAGTGATTTAGAGTTTATATCAACAACTGCTTCAATTATGTCCTCCTTAAGTGTTAAGAACTGTTCTAGGTTAAGTAAACCTAATTGACCTAATTGTAGCACCCCATTGTTTATATCTTTCCTGGAAGAGTTTGTGACATCTTCAGGCGACAATTTACTGATATAATCTAAAATAGTCTGTTTATGTTGTTGATGATTAGTGAGAGATTTTACCCCTACTGGTGTCATAAACATACCATAAACTGTGCATTCATTCTTATCACTTATGGTTGAAAGATCATCCGATAAAATGTTACTATTGTCCATAACGAGTTTGTAATAAAAAAGAGGGGTTATTTACTCCCCTCATTATATATCATAGTTTACAACCCTGTCAACGTTTGTTATAATTAACCCGATCATTTATTAAGAAGTAATACTTAATAATTGGGGTAGGATTGCAAAGTTGTTTGTAAGTTTCTTCAGTCATTTTGTAATTAGTTTGTGACATTTTGGGGAAGCAATTAGTGGTTTAGTTCGATACCTGAATAGAAAGGAATATGTCCTCCTATTTGTAAATTAACGTACCAAGTCCAATCTCTTTGAAATACTCCGCTACCATAATGAAATTCATCCAAAATAGCATTTAAACGTGATTTCGTAGTGTTGGACTGCCATCCGCCGTCAAATAGTTTAACAAAATGCTGAGAGATCTTACCAATAAGGTTAGAATGAAGATAAACAAGAGCGTCATTTTCAGGTGTGATCTCAACTCTGGTGTTGCCTGAACTCCAGTTTGTTCTGCTTCTGATTGCTCTGTTCATTGCTGCTTCAATCTTTCTCATAAAATCAATTCCCTTGTTTGGTATGTACCTATTATAAAGGAAAAAACCCCTGATATCAGGGGTTCTGTGCCACTTATTTAATTGTCATAGACTAAATATAAATTAGTCTACACTAGGGTAGAGTTCATCAAGTAATGCCAAAATGTCATTACCATTAACACATTCATCAAATAATTCAACTAGATAAGAGTTGTTTTCAAGGATGGATTCTGCCATTTGATTGTTAATTAAGGGAACAGATTAAGCAGTTTAAAGTCATACTTAAGGACTGTAATCACTCAAATAAACTCTCTAAATGTTGTAAAAACATCCAGGAATAGTTACCATCTTCGGGGTCAATTCCGTCCACTAAGTATTCTAAACATAGTGCTTCTGCATTGCGTGGGTTATCATTATCAACCGCAACTTTCATACGATTGTAATAAGTTTCAGCAATAAGATCAATGGATTGTTCTCTCTCTGGGTTTAATTGTTCAATGCTCATAATACTTTAGTTCCGTAAGTTTGGATGAGTTTGTTAGAAATAGTGTACCCAAGTCTGGGGTCTTTCTTATTACCAACTGTCTTAAATTGTCTCTCTAGGTTATCAATTAAAATGCGTAATACGTCATCAGCATTCATAACCCAAATTTCAACTACCTTGCCTAAGTGATACCTAGCAAAATAGTGTTTGTGATACTTACCGATCTTATCTTCTCTAAGATAGTTAACTTGTTCCTCCCACGAGTTTTGTACACTTATGCCGTTATATGTTGCTGTGAGTTTCTTACCAATAGTTGACTTATATTCAACTGGTAAGTTATTCTCATCATAGGCATCTGCACCTGATAAAGTATCACTAACTCGGTGCCCAAGTATGCTCGCTAAATGTATCTCTCTGCTTCGTGCATAACTGAAAGGGTCACCCCAGTTATTTTCGTCACAAAGTTGATACATTGCTTCGAACAGTTGTTGATACTTTGCTTCGGGTGATTGCATCTTTTCAATAATAACATTCATTAGAACATTACCTCGTTGAATTGAATAGGGTCATCTAGTAGCATATCAACTGCATTTGAGACCATAAGACGGATTTGTCTAAATGTGTCAATTTTGATGCTATTCTTGTCAAAGTTGTCACATAGGTCAATTACTTCGTTGACTGTGTTGGAAATTTCCTTGACTGAGATAGAATCACCTCTGTCATATCCTGAAAAATTGTTTCTTACAACTGTTGGAACTGCATCAAATAAATTCATTAAAACTCCTGTGAAATTAAAGTGTGGGAATGACCTAGTAATTGCATCCTGCGTCACTTAGTGACCGTACTGACCAAATGGTCTAAGCATCTTTAGACCTAGATCTTCGTATCCACGTTAGTGGTGGAATCGAACCACCCCCCACATTTATTAATATACTTGATTTTAGGGTTGAATGGGGTTTGGTTGTGTCAGTTCTTGAAGTGTCCTGTTCCTCTCTTCCCAACTGTCAACCATTGTGCTATTCATAACATTGATTAGAATGTTAGCACCCAAAAAGATGCACACACATCCAAAAATAAACCTAATCACGTTTGTTAACCTCGTAATAATCTAAATTTGTTGCAATAGCAACTCCACACACATAAAGAGCGTATGCACCTCCAACAATAACAAATAATTCAATCATTGTCAATTTCCTCCTCTGGTTTAATGTTGATTTGAAATGAAAAATTAGCGTAGTCATCAAATAGACCACAATTTGATATAGTATCAAATATTATCTCTGATACTACTCTTAAATCCTCCTCTAGGATGTTACCATTAAGATTAATGGTTCCGTCATCATTGTAGTTAATTTCACCATTGAATCCATCTGGCATTAAATCTTCTCTCATTAATACTTACCTCCGTTGTTGTTAATGTCAAGTACAGTTGGGTTAGTTACGTTATCAACTAACTCATCTAAAGTTTCCTCATCAAATGAATATTTAATTTCATCACATAACTCTTCTCTAGACTCAATTTCTCTTAAATCTTGTGTGATAGTTTGTTTAACAAATGCTTCCATAGATTTGAAATCCATACTATCAACTTGTAACTGAACATACTGTTCAATTAGTTCATCCCATTGTTGTGAAGTTAGTTGTCTCATTGTGATACCTCCGTGGGGTTAATAAATTTGCTATCTAATACTTTTTCAAACACATTTGTTTGATTAGGTGTTAACTCAAAGTCCATATCTCTGAGTATATCGTATAACTTAATGAACTCGTATTGTTCATCAAATGTTATATTAAATGTGTGCATTAATACTCCTCCTGATAAAAGAATGGGACTTGTTTGTCAACTTCTAATTTATA